AAGTGTTTCATTACGTGCAAGAAATGTAAGGTTTTATAAATACTGTAAATTATAAACGATGGCTTTTATACATTCTTTCCCGTTATAGCCACAGGTTTGGAAGCGTCACGGTCCGGGCAGAAAACGGGTAATACTGAAAAAGGTTTAAGTTTATCAATGGTTTATGAGGTGTGACGGACTTTTTAGATATGTTGTTTATCTGGGCAGCAGATTTTTGCTTGCATCTGGCGGCAATAAGCGGCAATACTACCCAAACGCAACCGGAGGAACACCATGCATATGCCCCGCAACGGATTTGACAGCCTGGCCGCGGTGGCCCGCCTGAACGACGACAACACGTCACATCACCGGGAACGCTGGCCGTCTTTGGATTGGGTGTGGGATGAACTGGACGATCTGCGCCGCTGGCAGGACCAGGCGGTTGATCCTGACGATCATGACGCGCTTGAGACGGAGCGGGACGCGCTGTCAGACGCGCTGTCAGAGGCCGCAGAGCAGCGGGACGCGCTGTCAGAGGCCGTCCGGCTGCTGTTAGAGCCTGAGCCGGACATGGAGCGCGTGCAGGACATTCTGATGGGGGGTTGGTGATGACCGATACTGCAGAACAAGCCGGGCGCGTCGGTGTATGGGGCGCGTCCGGGTCGGGGAAATCCAGCTACGTTAAGCGCCAGCTTGCCAAGCGCAAGCGTGTGGTGATCTTTGATCCGCAAGGCGAATATGACGCCACGCAGGCGCAGAGCGTCGAGGCCGTGCGGCTCGAAATGATGCGCAATTGGTCGGGCTTTCGGATCGCTTACAGGCCACCGCCGGGCAAAGAGGCCGCAGCGCTTTCGGCTTTGTGCAAGCTAATCACGTTCGCGCAAAAGCCATTCAAGGAAACCGGCACGGGATCGGCGCTGGTGCTGGTGGTCGAGGAAATGAACCTGTCGTTCCCGGTATCGGGCGGGGCCGCGAAGTGTCCAGGCTTTGCGCAGATATGTAGCCGGGGCCGTCATTACGGGGTCGAGGTTTGGGGCGTGTCGCAGCGGATAGCAGAGGTGGACAAGCGCTTTCGCGGCAACTGCACCGAAACCGTGGTGTTTCGGCAAAAAGGCGCGCGGGATCAACATGCCGCCGCGCTTGAGTTGGGATGCAAAATCGCCCATCTACCCCGCGCGAACCTGACTTACATTCACGAGCGCGCCGGGTCGATTGAGACCGGCAAGATAACTTTTCGGAAAAACGCTTAAACCTAAGTTTGATCGATCACGAGCCGCGTACCACTGACGGCATGGTGGCACCCACAATGTCGCGCAAAAGGGAGACAGACCAATGATGCCTGCACCGAAATTTCCCCAATATAAGACGCTAATATTTGAAACATGGCCGATAGAGCGTTGTATCGGTTACGCCCGGAACCCGCGCAAGAATGATCACGCCGTTGACAGGGTGGCTTCTGCGATCCGCGAATTCGGGTTTCGCGTGCCAATCGTCGCCAAGTCAGACGGCACGGTGGTGGACGGGCATCTGAGGCTCAAGGCCGCCGCCAAGCTGGGGCTGACCGAGGTGCCGGTGATCCTGGCCGATGACCTGACCGACGCGCAGATCAAGGCGTTCCGCCTGAGCGTCAATAAAGTGTCAGAGTTTGCCGAATGGGATGTTGAACTTCTGAAGCTGGAATTTGCGGACTTGGACGCGGCGGGCTTTGACCTGTCATTGACCGGGTTTGATATCGGCGAGATAGCCGCGCTGACACTGGACGCCACCGAGGGCCTGACCGATCCCGACGCGGTGCCTGACGCGCCTGCCGTGCCCGTGACGGTCCTGGGCGACGTGTGGCTGCTGGGGCGGCATCGGCTGATGTGCGGATCGTCTACCGACGCGCATACGGTCGAGGCCGTGCTGGCGGGCGTCAAGCCGCACCTGATGGTGACAGACCCGCCCTATGGGATAGAGTATGACGCAGCGTGGCGCAAAGACGCGCTGCCGCTGACGAACCCTGGAAAAACAGGCGGGATGCACGGCAAGGTTTTGAACGACAATCAGGCAGACTGGCGAGAGGCTTGGGCGCTGTTCCCCGGTGATGTTGCTTATATTTGGCACGCTGGAAACAAGGCTCACACAGTCGCAGAAAGCATCGAAGCAAGTGGTTTTGAAATCCGTTCGCAGATCATATGGGCAAAGCATCAATTCGTCATTGGTCGTGGGCATTACCATCCGCACCATGAGCCGTGCTGGTATGCAGTGCGCAAAGGGGCAACGGGCCATTGGTGTGGCGACCGAAAGCAAAGCACTCTCTGGCAAATTCCCAAGTCGCAGAAGTCCGAGACCGGCCACAGCACGCAAAAACCCGTTGAATGCATGAAGCGGCCAATCGAAAACAACAGTAGCCCGGGCCAAGCGGTCTATGAACCGTTCTCTGGCAGCGGCACCACGATCATGGCGGGCGAAATGACGGGCAGGTGCGTCTACGCGATTGAGTTAAACCCTGCTTACGTTGATATGGCTGTTATCCGCTGGCAGAACTTCACCGGCCAGACCGCCACCCTTGAGGCGACGGGCCAGCCGTTCAGGGCGTAGACCTTCAGCGCAATTGAAACAGCTTGCCCGTGCGCAGGGCGTCAAGCTGAGCCTCGACCGATTCCATGGCGGCGCGGACCTCGGGGTCCATGCTGGCGATGTCGTGCATCATGATCTTCTTTTGAAAATCAAAGATCGTGGCTTGCAGGTCGGCGTATTGCTCTTTGGTCATGGTGTGGCTCCTTGCCGGTGTGTCTCTCTGCATCCTTATTGCCACCTGTTACCTACCGTGTCAAGCACCTTGTCATCTATAATTACCCGCGCTATATTTAACGTATGGATGGAATGCCTAAAAAACCCTGTGGACGCAAACAGCACGCGCCGACCGATGCGCAGCGCAAGCTTGTCGAGCTTCACGCGACGGTCGGCACGACCCAGGACATGATCGCCCGCGTGATAGGTATCGACAAAAAGACGTTGCGGCTGCACTACCGCGACGAGTTGGACCTATCTATGGCGAAAGCAAACGCCACGATAGGCGGCGCGCTGTTCAACAAAGCCAAAGGCGGCGACACGGCGTCCATGACATTCTGGCTCAAGACGCGCGCCCGGTGGCGCGAAACGTCCGACGTGAACCTGACCAGTGAGGACGGCAGCATGACACCAACTCGGATCGTGATCGAAGCTGCAAAGTCTGATGACCAGCGCGACGATTAAATTGCCGGAAAAGCTAGTGCCGGTCTTTGCCGCACCACGAGGCTCTGTCAGCTACCGTGCGCTGTTCAGTGGTCGAGGGGCGGGCAAGTCATACAGCGCCGCCCTGATGGCCGCTGTGTGGGGCTATGCCGACAAAATGAAGGTGCTTTGCGTCCGAGAGTTCCAGGTCAGCATCAAGGACAGCTTTCACGCCGAATTGAAATTTGCCATCGACTCGACACCGTTCCTTTCCGCCCATTACGACGTGGGCGTCGATTACATCAAAGGCGCAAACGGGACTGAGTTCATATTCAAGGGGCTGCGCCGCAACGAGCAATCTATAAAATCACTGGCCAAGATCGATCTGACCATAATCGAGGAAGCCGAGGATATACCAGAAAGCGGTTGGCTGGCCTTGGAAGCTACAGTTTTTCGGCAGCCGAAGTCTGAGATATGGGCTTTATGGAACCCTCGCGACGAATCCAGCCCTGTTGACAAGCGGTTCCGGCAAAACCCGCCCGACTCCGCAATCGTGGTCGAAATCAACTGGGCCGACAATCCGTTCTTCCCCGAAGGACTGGAAAAGCTGCGCAGGCGAGAGCAAGAGCGGCTGGACCCCGGCACATACGCACATGTGTGGGACGGGGCCTACCTGCAAAACAGCAACTCCCAAGTCTTTCACGGCAAAGTGCATGTTGAAGACTTTGAACCGCGCGACGATTGGGATGGGCCATATTTCGGCGGGGATTTTGGCTATTCACAAGACCCTACGGCTGCGGTTGAAGTGTGGGTGTTTGGTGCGGATATCTGGATCAGGCGCGAAAAGTTCGGCAAGCAGATGGAATACGACGACACGCCAGCCGCCGTTGAATCGGCCATTCCAGGCTTTGACCGCCAGATAAGCCGTTGGGACAGCGCCAGCCCCGCCGCAATCAGCCATTTGAAGCGGCACGGCCTGCCGTTGGCCAGATCAGTTCGCAAGTGGCCCGGCAGCATCGAGGACGGCATCGCGTACCTTCGGAACTTTGCGCGTATTGTAATTCACCCCGATTGTGCTAACATGCAGCGGGAAGCGCGGCTTTACAGCTACAAGGTGAACGATGCGGGCGACGTTGGCACGAAGATCATCGATGCGCACAACCACGGATGGGACGCTGTTCGATACGCGGTTGAGCCTTTGATATCATCCCAGTACATGGATTGGCGAAAAATACTATGACAATCATGGACGGCCTGCGCAACATCGTCGCCAATCTCGGCACGGACCGGGACAAGGCTGCGCACACCCATTATTACAACACCACGATTGCCGACGATCAGCTTGTCGCCATGTACCGCACCAGTGCCATTGCACGCAACGTAGTGGACCTGCCCGCAGAGGATGCGACCCGTGAATGGCGGGAATGGCAAGCCGATGCGGTGCAGATCACGGCGATTGAGGCTGAGGAAATGCGTCTGGGCTTGCAGGGCAAGACGATGCAAAACCTCAAGCGCGCGCGGCTGTTCGGCGGCGCTGCAATCTATATCGGCACGCGCGACCTGGACGCATCGAAGCCGCTGGATCCGGCCCGGATCGGCAAGGGCGGGCTGCAATATCTTGCGGTTTTGAACAGGTCGGAAATTACCGCCGGTGAAATCCAGCGCGACCCGCGCCTGCCTGGGTTTGGCAAGCCGATCATGTATCGGATGAACCCTGCCACCGGCGCATCGGTTGATATCCACCCAAGCCGTCTTGTCATTGCAACGGGCGAGGAAGTGCCAGATGATCGGTATTCCGCATACCCTGGCTGGGGTGACAGCACGTTGAATGCTACGATCAGCGCCGTGCGGAACCTGGACGCCACCATTGCCAACGTCGCATCGCTGATATTTGAGGCCAAAATTGACGTGTTTGGCATCAAGGGGTTTACTGACGGACTGATGCACGGCGGTCAAGAATATGAAACCATGGCTCTGGCACGCGCTGCACTGACGGCGCGCGGCAAGGGCATCAACGGCGCGCTGCTGATGGACGCCGAGGACACATACGACCAGAAAACCGCGAGCTTTGCCACGCTGCCGGACATCATTGATCGCTTTATGCAGATGGTCTCGGCGGCATCAGGCGTTCCAATGACCCGGCTTTTCGGCATTTCAGCGGCGGGCTTGAACGCGACTGGCGCTGGCGATGAAAAGGTTTATTTCGACCGCGTGAGGGTAATGCAAACGCTTGATCTGGATCCGGCCATGGAAATCCTGAACGAATGCCTGATCCGGTCGGCGCTGGGTAATCGCCCGCCTGAATTGCACTGGACGTGGCGTCCGCTATTCCAGCCAACGGCCAAAGAACGGGCTGATATGGGCAAAGTTCTTGTTGATAGCGCGAAAGTTCTTTATGACATGGACATCTTGCCACAAGAGGCGCTTGCGGATACAATCGTAAACACGCTGACCGAAAGCGGCGCGTTTCCGGGGCTGGAAGGCAAAGTGAAAGAGTTTTTTAACGGCGCGGAAGGGGCAGACGAATGAAAATGACAGACGCCGCCACGCTTACAGGTGCCCGCGCCACAGACGAAGGGTATCTGGTCGCCAATGTCCGCACGGCCCGCATCGGCACGCAGGACTATCGAGGCTCTGAACTTGACCGGCCCGACCTGGACACTGTGACAGTTTACCGCGACGAGTCGGAGGTGTTCCGCAAGGCATCGCTGCAAACCTTCGGCCTGTTGCCGGTCACTGATGACCACCCCGCTGATCTGGTAACGGCTGACACGGCTCGCATGGTCTCGGTCGGCACCACGAGTGAGGAAGTGCTGCGCGACGGTGAGTACCTGCGGATCGGGATCAAGCTGACCGACGCCGCCACGATCCGCAAAGTGCAGGACGGCAAGCGTGAATTGAGCGTTGGATATACCTCGGAATTGGTATGGGGCGACGGGATTGCGCCGGACGGGACCGCGTATCAGGCGCGGCAAACAAACATTGTGGGAAACCACATCGCTATCGTGGACGCCGGGCGCGCCGGGCCACTGGCAAGAATCGGTGACAGTCAACCCGTCACTGTCGCGCGGTGGGGCGCTTCCCCCATCTATGACGAAAAGGACGTAATCATGGCAGACGCCATCCAAACGCGGACAGTCCTGATCGACGGGCTTTCCGTTGTGACGACCGACGCGGGCGCGCAGGCGCTTGAAAAGCTGCAAGGACAGATCACAGACGCACAGACCACCCTGGCGGCCAAGGACGGCGAACTGGCGGCCAAGGACGTCGAACTGGCGGCCAAGGACGCCAAGATTGCCGAAATGGCCAAGGCCACATTATCCGACGCGGATCTTGACGCCAAAGTCGCGGCCCGCGCTGATCTGATCGGCAAGGCCAAGGCAATCGCCAAGGACGTGGAAACGACCGGCCTGTCTGACGCTGCCATTCGCAAGGCCGCTGTCGTGACGGTTCTGGGCGATGCAGCTTTGACCGGCAAACCCGACGCATATATTGACGCGTACTTTGACATTCTGTCAGAGGATGCTGCCAAAGGTGACCCGGTGGCTGATGCACTGACAACTGGCGTGACGGTTGCGACCGACGCGCGTGCCGAATACGTCAAGAGCCTCGGCACGGCCTATCTTCAACCCGTTGGCAAAGGAGCGTAAATCATGCCTATTCAAGACGCATTCGGGGCTGCTGTTGATGCAATGCCATTGGCCCTTCCCGGCATGATTGCAGAAGGCCAGCAAGTCAAAGACGTGGTGTCCAAGCGGGTCACCAATGCACCAGTTGCGTTCGGCCTCGCGGTCGGTCGTGATGGCGTCATCGACGGGGCGGTCAAACTCGACGGCACCGGCTTTGAAGGCATCGCCATCATCGACAAGACCCGTGTTGGCGACGAATATATCGTCGGCGAAATGGCCGGTATTCTGCGCAAGGGCACGGTTTGGGTCACAGCATCGACTGCGGTTGATCCTAGCGACCCTGTGACCTTTACCGCCGCGACCGGAGTGATTGGTGAGGGCCTTGCCGCCACGATTGACGGGGCAAAATTTGAAACTTCGGGCGAGATCGGTGATCTTGTTCGTGTCTATCTGCCGTAAGGAGCAAAGACAATGAACACGCAGATCATGGACGCGCCCGCAGCTTTGGGTTTCGTCATTTCGCAGCGCAGCCACATCGAAGCCGAGGTGATGCGCAAACCCTATCCGACAATCCTCTACCCGCGCTTGATGCAGGTGGACACGTCGGCAAATCAGTATGCGGCATCCGTCACGTTCTTCACGCAGGATTCGGTCGGGCGCGCAAAATTCATCAACGGCAAAGGGGACGACATCCCGCGCGTTGATGTAACGAGCGGCAAGTTTGAGCAGACCGTCAATATGGCGGGCGTCATGTATTCCTATTCGATTGAGGAAATTGGCGCGGCGGCACAACAGGGCACGAACCTGCCCACTGAGTCGGCAAATGCGGCGCGGATGGCGTATGAGCAGCTGGTCAACAGCACGGCGCTGATCGGCAATGCTGACATGGGGATTGAAGGTCTCTTCAACACCACAGGCATCACTGAGGCTGCGTCTGCGGCGACCTTTGCGTCATCCACGCCACAGGCGATCCTCGCGTTCATTAACGGCCTGCTGACCGGCATCAAGTCGGCAAGTCTTGGAACGCAGATTGCGGATACCATTGTGCTGCCGATCGCTCAGTTCGGTGATTTGGCCACCCGCCAGATCGCGCCGGAAAGCGATGTGACGATCCTCGACTTCATCCGGCGCGCGAACGTCTACACCGCCCAGACTGGTCAGCCGTTGAACGTCTTTTCTGACTACAACCTGACCAACAAGATGGTGGCTTATCGCAACGATCCGAGCGTGGTCAAACTGCCCATGCCCATGCCGTTGCAGTTCCTTGCCCCCCAGGCTTACGGGCTTGAGGTTCGGACCTACGGTGCATTCCGGTTCGCGCCGGTCAGCATCCGCACTCCAGCGGCTGTGAGATATGGGACAGGTTTGTAACTATGACAAAGCACACTAGCACATACCCCGGCACGCTGGTCATGCCAGACGGCACTGAGGTCAAACTCGGTGGCGACGTTCATATCTCTGCCGATCTGGCAAAAAATGAAGGCGTCGCCGGGTGGATCGAAAGCGGATGGCTTGTGCCGATGACCGCCAAGGCAGAATCTGACGCCAAGGCGGCACAGCCCGTCATGCCAACTGGCAAAAAATAACCATCGGGCGGGCTGTCATGGCCCGTCCATTCATTGGAGCGTCACATGATCGGCACCACCACAGCACTGATCGCATATGCCGGGGCGCGCGGCACGGTAATCGCTGACGACGCCGCGACTTTGCAGGCGCTGGTCCGGGCGTCAGATTACATCCAATTTACCTATCTGGACGGATCAAGCTGCACCGTTGACAGCGATAACGTCGTGGAAGCTGCATACGAAGCGGCCATTGCCGAGGTGGCAACGCCGGGCATTTGGACCAAGACATTCACGCCATCCGAACAGAAGGTTCTTGTCGGCGTTGGCGATATCAAATGGCAGGTGACGGGTGACGCCAGCAAGGGCGGCGCGTCCGTTCCAAGGTCCACCAAAATTGAAACCATGTTGCGCCAGTGCATCGGCGGCGGGCTTTACGGTTACTCGACCGGCCCGAGGCTGGTATGAGCGGGGCCGCAATAGCCGCTGAAGTCGCACTGGCCTATGCTGAGGCGGGGCGTGATGCGGGCGACGGGCTTGGGGCGGTGTATGTGACCATAACCCGGCCAGGGCAGCCCACGGGGCCGGAATGGAACCCTACACCCGGCGCGCCCGTTGTCCACACGTTCACGGCCAAACCGTCATCCAAGGCTTACACACAACGGACAGGCTTGGCATTGGGTGCGGGTGAGTTGGTCTATTCGCTGGTAAACCATGGCGTGACGATCACCCCTGGCACATCGGATGTGCTGACAATCGACGGCATAAATTGGCCCGTGCAGGAGGTTATCCCGATGGACTCGGCGGGCTTTGTCATATCCTGGCTGGTGAAGGTGAGCAAATGACATATAAAGGAAACGATCATGGCACGAAATGACAATGTCGAAATCCCGCCCGCAGTCTGGACGCAACTGACCAACGCGAATGCTTCGTCAATCAGGGTGCAGTCGGTTAGCGCCACCGAAATGATGTTGCAAGCAACGAATGGCGCTACAGCACCATCGACGATGCTGGGCACAATTGTATTGGGTGGCGGGAATGTCCTTGCTGCTGATATGACGATTGCGCAGCTTTGGCCGGGTGTGGCTGGAGCAAACCGCGTTTGGGCGTTTGCAAACACTGCGTCGGTAGCTTCTGTAAGCCATGCAGATGCGTAACCTAGCCTTTCGCGGGCTGCGGTTGCCAAGGCTGGGGGCTATGATGCAATCAGGCGGCGGCGCAGTCCCCTTCTCCATCGCAGACCTCTTTGCCTCTAGCGAGCAGGGCGCATGGTACGGTCCATCCGACCTGTCCACGCTGTTCCAAGATAGCGCAGGCACCACGCCCGTCACAACGGCGGGGGAACCTGTTGGGCTGATGCTGGATAAGTCAGGCAACGGCAACCACGCCACGCAGGCCACGGCTGCAGCCAGACCGATCTACCAGACATCCCCTGACCGGATCACGGTTAACAAGGTGGACGACCGCCTGTCCGTTACAGTGCCTGTTGGCGGCTTTACTGGCACAATGGTTCTCGGCACGGATCAAGGGACGGCTTCCTACGGTGTGACAATTCCAGCGGGCGCTTATGACATTGGCGGCAGGGACGGGCAGCATTTTCCCGGTGGTGCCATTGTAGGGCAGGTGATCCGCGACGGGGCTTTGAGTGCTGGGGATGCTGCTGCGACCGAGGCTTACTTTGTCGAGAAGGGCGCAACGGCGAGTTACGGGGCGGTTACGGATTTTTCCAGCTATTGGAGAGATTGGTCGGAAATCACCAGCTTCCCGCTCATCGACACATCTTCTGGGACTACTTTCAGTTATGCTTGGTACGGCTGCTCAAGCCTCACCAGCTTCCCGCTCATCGACACATCTTCGGGGACTAACTTTCGGGAAGCGTGGCGCGACTGCTCAAGCCTGACCAGCTTCCCGCTCATCGACACATCTTCTGGGACTAGTTTCAGCCGGGCTTGGCAGGACTGCAGCAGCCTTACAAGTTTACCTCTTATTGACACGTCTTCGGGGACTAACTTTGCGATAGCGTGGCTTCGTTGCTCAAGCCTCACCAGTTTCCCCCTAATCGACACGTCTTCGGGGTCTGGCTTTGGGTTAGCGTGGCGCGACTGCACCAGCCTCACCAGCTTCCCAGCTAATGCCTTCGACAATATAAAAGGAGGGGACTTTTCCAGCGCATTTAACAACACCGCACTGACGCAAACCAGCATTGACAACGTGTTAGTGTCGCTTGTTGCATCCGGTATTGCGGCAGGGGTATTTGACCAGTCGGGCGGGTCGGCACCGTCCGCTGTTGGTGAGGCAGCAATCGACACGCTACGGTCACGCGGCTGGACTGTTACAGTGACGGGGGGTTACTGATATGCGCATTACAATCGCTTGCCCTGATGCGTTGCGGGATGATGCCAACAACCTAGCGATGGTTCTAGGCTACCGTCCCGACGATGCAGAAACCTACGTGGTGCTGAACTGGCAGGACGCGGGGGGCAACCTTTACGCCTGCGCAAGCTTGACCGTGTCCGACACATTCACCACAACAGCACAGAGCGGCCTACAGCGCCCATCATGGGACACCGACAGCCACGTCAACATGGATGCGGCACGGCGCGCACAAGCGGCGCTGGTGTTCAGCCTGACGCCTGTGACGGCCATGCCCGACAAGTTGACCGCTTGCGTTGGTGACGACGCGCTGGCAACGCTCGCCGCGATGGGGCTGACGCAGGTTGAGGTGGATGTATGACAACCCGCGACACCAGACGCGCTTTTCTGAAGCTTCTGGATGACACCTGGCCCGGCGTCCAGTCGGAGTTTGTCGCAGCCATGCGACAGGCGCGGGCGGGTGTCGATATGAAGGCGCTTGAAGCTGCCATTGGGCGCGGTGATGTTGACGTGGCATTCCGCGCGCTACGGTTCGACGCCGCCGATTTGTTCAAAACAGATACGGCAATCACTGCGGCCATGAACGCGGGCGGCAATTATCAGATGGGCGCGTTTCAGCACGCCACCCGCCGCGCGCCAATTGCCAGCCGCGTTGTGCAATCCTTCGGGGGGCGGAATGAGCGGGCCGAGCGGATCGCGCTGGAACTTGGATCGAAGCTGGTGACTGAGGTGGTGGACGACACGCGCGTGATGATTGCCCAGACGATCCGGGCCGGGCTGGAGGCAGGCGCAGGGCCGCGACGCACCGCGCTGGACATCGGCGGGCGCATAGTCAACGGCAAGCGGCAAGGCGGGCTGGTGGGGCTCACCAGTCAACAGGCCAGCTACGTCAATGGCAGGATCGACCCCAACACCATGCGGCTTGTTCCCGGCTTACGGCAGGAACTTGCAGACCCATCCACAGCGTCTCATTACTTCACGCGCACGCGGCGCGACAAACGCTTTGACGGGATCGTGCGCCGGGCCATTGCGGACGGCAAGCCTGTCGGGCAGGCCGACATTGACCGCATGGCCGCGCGCTACTCGGACAAGTTATTGCGGCAACGCGGCGAAACAATCGCACGGACTGAAACGCTCAAGGCGTTGAACGCCGGGCGGCAAGAGGCCCTGGGCCAATTGATCGAAAACCCGAACAACGATGTGCGGGCTGAGGACGTCGTTAGGGCTTGGGACAGCACTGGTGAGGATGGTAGGACGCGACAGTCTCACCTTGACGCGGACAAGCAAGACCCCGTGCCACAGGGGCAACCGTTTATTGTGGGCGGATATTCAATGATGTATCCTGGCGATTCAAGTATGGGTGCGCCACCTAGCGAAACCATAAATTGCCGATGCTATTCTGATATCCGCATTGATTTTTTTGCGAGGCTGACCTGATGGCCCGATACACTTTTGCTCAGCTTGATCAGTGGACAAAAAAGACCGAAAAGCGAATTGACGCCGTTCTGAAAGACGCCACGCAGTCTGTAATCGCCGTGGCGCAACAGACCAAAGCCAAAGGCGGACGCATGCCTGTTGACACGGGCAACTTGCGCAACAGCCTGCAATCGTCAGTGGCAGGAGGCGCTATGGGTGAGGGTGCATCTTCCTACATTCTGGTGGCCGCAGGAATGAAAGGTGGCGATCTGGCAACGTTCACATGGACGGCAGAATATGCGCGCCGTGTAAATAACGGCTTTACCGGCGCGGACAGTTTGGGCCGAAACTACAGCCAAGTTGGCGCGCACTTTGTCGAAGGTGCCGTCGATCAATGGCCCGCGATTGTGCGGGCATCTATCGCAAAAGCAAAGGCGCGGGTTGGATGAACCACAAAGACATCAAAACAGCCCTGCGCACGCGCCTTGCCGCCACACCGTCCGCCCCGCCGATTGTATGGGGTGAAAATGCGCCGGGTGTCTGGGACGCCACGTCGCTGCAATACGTCACGCCGGATCCGCCTTATTGGTTGGCGTATTTTACCACAACCCCGCCCGAGCGTTTCGGCCTGTCCAAGTCAAGCCTGATGACCATTCGGTTGTTTGTGGCAGTCTTTGTGCGGGAAGGCACGTTCGAGGATGAGGCTGACGACCAAGCGCAGCGCATCATTGACCAATTCCCCATTGACATGATACTATCCGCCGGAGACGGTCAAATTCAGGTGACAGATATGGGCGACCCACAGCCGGGCGCAATCGACGGCGCATACTTTCGCAAGAATGTGTCGATCCGTTGCCGCGCAATCTTTCAAAGGACACCTTAAATATGGACAAGAAACCGATCACAGGCGCGCGCATCGTCACCATGCCGACGCCAACCGGCACGACACCCGCCATGATCTGCAATGGCGATGTGCCTGAGAAGGGCGACGTGCTGCAATTCGCAATGTCCAACGGCGTCACTTATTCCGGCACAGTGGCCGACGCTACCGAAGCCGGCGGCGAAACGCTGGTCGAGTTCACCGATGGGCTGACCCCGTCAAAACCTAGCCTGCAAAGGAGATAAAGCATGGCACTACAACAAGCGGTGGGGGCAACAATCGGCTTTGTGGCTGAACTGCCGGCGTCCCACGACGACACCGGATTTGGTGCGCTGACCTATGAGACTGTGGGCAAGCTGGAAGGCTACCCCGACCTTGATGGCGTCTACGATATCGCGACATTCACCGGACTCGATAGCGGTGAAGAAGAAAAGTTCGTCGACGTTCTTCGTGCCGGGAACAGCTCTTTCATGGTCGGCCTCGACCCTGACGACGCGGGCCAGACCGCAGTGGAAACGGCGTTCCGCGACGGCACCAAGGGGTCTTTCGAGTTCACTCTGAAGGACGGCACGATCTACTACAGGACGGCCGCCATCACGAGCTACAACCCGACCAACATCGGGGTTGGCAATGTGGTGATGGCCGACCTCGGGCTTGAGTTCGAGAAAACAACAATCAAGGTCGCGGCACCATGATCTGCCAATCCCGGCGCTTTGGTCCTTCCTGACGCCGGGGAAAGGGCGGCGAGGAATTGGGTGGTTTCTCGTCGCCCCGCTATTCACCCACCACCCAAGGGAATGATCGAATGTTTACAGACACCCGCAAGATTTCCGAGGACGGCGCATGGGTCCACGTCAAGGACGGGCGCAAGAAGGCTTACCGCGACAACGAGGACGGCACAGAGGACAAGAACCGGCCGATCCGGATCAAAGTGCTCGGGCCGGACAGCAAGACCCTTCAGGGCCGCATCCGCGCCCGCATGGCCAAGATCACCAAGGCTCACGGCGGCATGAACATCGACCAGATGTCCGAGGACGAGCTTGTCGAGTTCATGGAAGAAAACAGCGGTCGGCTGGCCGAGAACATGGCTGACGCGACGATCGAGTGGGAGAACATGCCGGACGGCAAGGGCGGCAACCTTCCCTGCACCGTCGAGAACGCGGTCTGGCTGTATGACGCATACCCGGCGATCCTTCGTCAGCTCCGCGCGGAGACCTCGGAGATCGACGATTTTTTGACGCTCGCCAAGCGGAGCTGAGGATGTACTTCCGGCACCTCGCTTGGCTTGAAACGCCTGAGTCCGAGAAAAAGAACCTGACCCGTATGGGCGAAATGCGGGTCAGGCGAGAAGATCCCAAGCTGCCACCGCTGACCACCGCCGCTTACCTGGCCCAGTGCCTGATCGGGGTGGGGATCAAAATGCCCGCGCCGAGCGGCGGGGTCGCGCCGCTTTCGGCTTTAGAGCTTCGGTCATGGGCCGAGGCGACATCGGCAGATCTGGGGCCGATCGACTTCCAGAACATCCTGGACGCGTCGCGCGAGTATGTCGCCGCCTATCACGAATACAACAGCAAGGCGGTCCAGCCACCTTGGGAGCCGGAGATCACCGCCGAGGAAAAGGCGGCACGCGACGCGGCAGAAGAAAGGTTTTTTGACATGATGATGGGCGTGAAGAATGGCTGAAGATCTTGCCCGTCTGGGCCTCGACGTAGACAGCGGCCCTATCCGCGGTGCGCGGCAAGAGATGGGCCGCTTTGCAGCCGAGGGCAAGAAGACCGAGAAGGCCGCCGGCGGCGTTACCAAGTCCGCAGCCGCCATGTCCGCCGGAATGCGCCGCGCGTCCATCGCCATTGGCGCGGCTGTGGCGGGCCTTGCGGCGCTGTCCGGCTCAATCCAGGTGCTGTCCTCGTTCGAACGGCAGATGAGTGCGGTAGGGGCCGTTTCACGCGCTACGGCCGACGAAATGGCTGCCATGCGCTCGATCGCCGCCGAGTTGGGTAGCACGACCGAGTTCACTGCGACGCAGGCGGGCGAGGGGCTGGAGTTTCTGGCGCGTGCCGGCTTCTCGGCCTCAGAATCGGTCTCGGCCATCCCCGCGGTTCTGGACCTAGCCACAGCGGCGGCCATGGGCCTTGGTAACGCGGCTGACATCTCGTCTAACATCATGTCGGCGTTCGGCATCGCGGCGACCGACGCGGCAAGCGTGGCCGATGTTCTGGCCGCCGCGTCCAGCCGGGCGAACACGGATGTCGAGCAGCTCGGCACCGCCATGTCCTTTGTCGGTCCTGTGGCGTCGGCGCTGGAGATCGAAATGTCGGATGCCGCCGCAGCGATTGGTGTGCTGTCGGATGCAGGTATCCAAGGTAGCAGCGCGGGCACCGGTCTCCGGCGGGTTCTGTCCTCGCTCGCAAACCCGACTGGCGAGGCCAAGACCGCACTGGAAGGGCTAGGGCTGGAGCTGGAAAGGCTCAACCCGCAGACGAACGACATCACCGAGATCGTGCAGCGCCTGAGCAACGCAGGGCTTTCCGCGGCGGACGCGCTGACGATCTTTGGCGACAGAGGCGGCCCGGCCATTCTTGCGCTCACCAGCCAAACGGGCCGGCTGCGAGAATTGACGGGGGCGCTGACGGATGTCGAGGGTGAGTCTGCTCGCATGGCGGACACAATGCGCGACAACTTGGGTGGTGACATCGACAGCCTTTGGTCGTCTGTGCAGGGCCTGCTAATTGCGCTCGGGGATGCCGGGTTGACGGCGGTTCTGCGCGGGGTGATCGGCACAGTCACCGGACTTGTCCGAGGAATTACCGCGCTGGTCAGGGCATTCCAAGCCGTGACTGGTGCCGTCGGCGACTTTGCTCGTGGCCTTCTTGGCATCCAATCGGCAGAGGAAATCCGGGCCAACGCGATCGACAACGTGACGTTAGCAATGGGCGACCAGATCCGCGCCACCCAAGAGTTAAACCGTGTAATTCAAAGCGGGCTTCCGACCAACTTGGATATGGTCGAGGCAAAGCTTGAAGAGGCACGTGCCCGGCGTTCCAACGTCGAGCAGCTTGTGGCCGAACGCCAAGAAATGGAACTGGCAGCCCTCGGGTACTTCAATCTTGTTGAGCAGATCGGGAACGTCACCGACCAGCTCAACGCGATGGCTCCGGCGGGTAGCGAATCCCAAGATTTGCCGATCCGCATGCGTGAGCAGTACGAGCAGACTGAACAGACCCTTGTTGCCCTGCTGACGCGTCAGCAGGAAATGCTCCAAGGCGTCCGTGAGGGCAACCAGTTGCGCGACGATGAGCAGGAGCACCTCAACGAGATCGAGTCCAACATTCGGCTACTTCGGGAGCGGATGGCGGAGCTTAACGGTGAGACATCGGACGGGGTGGACTTGACGGGTCGTCTTTCGATCCTCGCCAATCAACTCAACTTCGACGGCGCCACGCAATCGGCAAGCCTACTGGCGGCTCAGATCGGTGTGAGCGTTGACGAGGCCATAGCGCTTAACCGCGCGTTGAACAACGCTACCGGCATCCAGAACCCGGAGCTGCGGCGCCTTTCGCTTCCTGGTGGGACTCCCGAGGGCAGCATCCCCGGCAGCTTTACCGGCGCAGGCGGGGAGCTTGGGTTCGATCTGAACAACACCGGCCCGAATCCCGCCGATTTCCGGCCCGATCGCACGGACCTTTCCAGCCGAGGTGGCGGCGGCGGCAAGATCGACCAAGAGCGCGAGGCTATCGACGGTGTGGTCGACTCGCTCAAGGACCAGATCGCAGCTATTGGTGAGACCTCGACAGCGCGCAAGACCGCG